GATGATGTTGTTAAAATCATCTAGGTTAATCGTTAAGCTCTCATCATTACCATCCCCCAAACCAAGAAACGTAATAGCCCCATCACCATCACCAGTGATCTTCACACCAGCCGCATCTGAGACCGTTACGCTATTAAAGGTAGTGTCGCCAGCGGTTCCCAATGAAACGATAACTGGGTTTGATTGAGTTCCAATCTCATTCCCGCTTCCGTTTTGAAACCCTTCCCGATCAGCCCAAGCTAAAGAAGTAATAAAAAGTAACGCCCCGACTAACTTAAACACCTTGTACATATAAAGGACTCCCTGTTATTCCGATTTCGTTTCCACTACCGTTGACTAAAGTGATCCTACTGGCGGCCCAGGCGATACCGCTGCCGAGGAGAAGGCCAGCTATTAGGCCGATTAGGAAGGGTTTGTAGGGCATTGACTTGATACTCCTTCTTGTGTATAGTTATGTAAACTTGGAGACGATATGAAGATACTTCCTTTATTAAGCATTCTACTCATAGCCACACCTGTGTATGCTTACACATACGATTGGAATAGTAATGACACAACAACCGTGACAGAGGTAAACTCTGGCGGGACAACTCATTATTACGGTTCAGATGGTTCTTATGGGAGCCGTGTGAGTTCTGGCGGAAACACTCATTACTATTTTGAAGATTAATCGTCATACTTTTCCCGCTAGAAATTTCTTCACTAAATCGTAAACTTGTTCCGACCCAGTCTTGATGACTGCTCGTTTTTGAGCGTCTTCGAACTTTCTGAATGCCAAGTTAATAGATCTATTTGGATCGCGTTTTAAACTAACACTCTTCAAAACTCCTTCACCTACAGCACCCTTAACGATTCGTCCTAAACCACCTGGCTTGCCACTAACAAACTCAGCGGCTCCGAGAGCCATATCTGAGAGAGCAAACATATTTAGATAGTCACCGAATGAGGCTCTATCTTTGGCTGATAAATTTCGATTTGCAGCTCTTGTGATATCTGTCTCAAGTTGTCTCAGAACTTTATATTGACTACGAAGTCCTGAATATTCTTTTGGAAAAGTTGATACAGAGTCATCGATCTTGTTAATAAGAAAAGATGCTAAATTGCCATCAATCTCAGCAACTTTTCTCTGTACTCCAGTTTCTCTGATTTTACTCATCGAATTCTTCACTAGCTCAGATATCAACTTCTCTGTAGTTTCAAAAGTAAATTGTTTTTGCTTGTACCCTTTAATCAATCCTTCAAGGTAAGTCCTTACATCGTCAAACTGAGGCACTTGTAATACGGGATCTTTAAGGGCTTCCCGTAGATAATCCGATATCTCGTCACCTGAAATTGATGACTGCGAAGACCCAGACAGTTCAGAATATTCCTTATATATGGCGTCTTTGGCTGACTTCACAGCTTGCGAAGTCTCAAGTAATGATTCCGGTAACCGATTTTCAACCACTCCATCGGCATTAACAAAATTCATAACTTTATCTTTGCGTTGGAAAAGTATATTGATTCCCTCGAATATATTGGAATTCGTTTTCTTAATATCGTTATAGTTAGCATTTTTGGGGAGTTTGACTGGGACAGCCTTTCTAAACGCATTAATTACGCTTTCTTTAGCCTGATTGACTGACTTTTCTGCCAATTTTGGAGAAAGTCTTGTTGCAATGCTTCCAGCATTTAGAATTCCATCGGATACAGCACCAGCAACAACATCAAGACCAGCACTCACTCCTTGCTTAGCAAGCTCTCTTTGTGGAACAGATGCCAATATTCTTTGGGCAATGTCCAATCCAGGCATGGCACCAGTTAAGACTTGCTGCGGCACAATTTCTTTGGATAAAAGTGGTTTGTTTGGAATCTTCTCTAAGGCTGAGTTTATCTTCGATGATCTCATAAGCTCTTCTTTAGCCACCGAATAGATATCGTGAGCAAGAGATGCACTTTTGCCAGGTATATCAAAACTATTCACGCTTATTCTGGACGGAGTTAAAAACTCCCTAGTCACAGAATCACCGACAGTTCTTAGGAGTTTTTTTCTGGCAGATTCTTCCGGCTTCTTAGATTCAACAACCGAGAATCCTTCAGGAATAGTTTCAGTATTTTGCTCAGAAACAATCTCAAAACCTTGCGGAATTGTTTCTACCTCAGTGGTTGCCATTGACCTGCCTTATATATCCGCCGTTCACCAGTTTGCTTATTCTCGATTATCGTTCCCTCAGCTATCTTGCCCTTGTTTACTGGAGTAGCTGTCTCTCTTGGTTTAAACATATCTCTGATCTTTGAAGTGTCTCGCCCAACAGCCTCGTAAACATTGAGCCTGTTTTCGAGCATACGGTTTACTTCACCTTCAAGGCTTGATAGGTTCTCGAAGAATACTGCTGGTCTATCAGTAAAATCGCCAACAGCCTGACGTAAGCTTTGTAATTCTTGATATGATGCTTGTGCTCCAGTGATTACTTTTCTGTAGTTATTAAAAAAGCGTTCGAGCTTACGTTTTACACCTGTATATTTGGGATCTTTTGCATATTGACCAACCAAATTAAATCGCGCCGGAATAGATATCGGACCAAAATCAGAATCAATTGTTTCAGCTTCTATGTTGCCGAATTTCGATGGATCTTTAATTCCAAGAGACTCAAGATCAGCTCGAATTTCCTTAATCGTATCTCTCGAATCCGCGAATGCTGATAAGTTCTCAATTTCTTTTGGCTTGAAGAGTTTTTGTTCCTGAGCCTTTCTTGCCCCAATTTCCTCAGGCGTTAAGTTCTCTTCAAAAACTTTGTCATTAGGGCCGTACTCCCCAACTTGTCTTACTCCGTCACGTCCAGCCATAAGAACTCGACCGGCGACATTTTTGCTTAACGCATCCGGAGCGATCATTTCCGCAACCATCATTGTTGTCTTTAAAGGAAACTTTGCTTTCCTAAGCGCGTCCAGAGAGGAAGAAACAGCATTTGCGGCTTCTGCGGCTTCTGTAGGATTTTTTGCCTTGGAAAGTGCGCTCTTGACAATCTTCTCCTCTAGAATGTCAATGATTAAACCAGATTGGCGAGCTTCCTCATTTGCTTGTATCTTTTCCCTAATAGCTTCCAAAGCAGCTTGACTACCAGTAGCTTGACCAGTTTTAAAAGACTCTTCGAAGCTTTTGTTGAATGAACTCATGAGAATATTCCTCTACCGATTCTTCTGCCCAGGACTGATCCAAAACTACCAGTCAATGACCCAGCAAGACCTCCGAGAATTGACCCGAATGGACTGCCTCCTTGGTTTGCATACAAATTTGCCTGCGTCCCAAATATAGAAGCGTTATAAGAATTATTCGCAGCTTGAGCGCCGAAGATGGATTCAGGTGATACGTTCTGAACTAACTGACCCACTCCGGTCTGACCTTGCACAGTTGGGAATGAGGAGATAGGGACACGGCCAGCCGTAGACAGAGCGATGTTTAAACGGCGGTCTTTAAGGGATTGCTTCAATCGTTGGAGTTGGACTGACTCATCAATCGCCCCCAGCGGACTCACTGCCCCAAGTCCCCTCAGCGACTGCGCGGCGCGAACATCCTCAAGCAACCCCGGTTTTAAGGAGTTATACTCGTCCTCATCCGTTGATTGCAGAAACTTCTTTAAGGTGTCCTGTGCTCCGGCAAGTTCAGGTGATAAGGACCGCTCGATCTCAGCAAATTGAGGTCCGAATTCTTTTTGGAGGTTTAACGCCGCTTGAGCAAACTGAGGACCAAACTTTTGTAGCTCATCTAACTGTAACTGACTAAACTGCGACCCATACTGCTGCTGAGCACGGAGAATTTCAGGTAAAGCATTAATCTGAGCTTGAATAGCTTGGGCTGAGGTTTCTGTTGGATTCTGTGGAGGCGGTGGAGTAGGTGCTGCATAATTCTTGCTAGACATTGACAACCCTTTCAACGGAGCCGCGCTTGTAGAGCTTCGACATCCGATTGTTATATTTCTCTCTCTCGAAATAGGCGTATTTCGCCTCGGGTGCTGTCATTAGAATCTTTGCGATTAACTCTTGTAAGAGTCCCTTGCCCCGATGATCGGGGTGAATCCAAAGATTGCAGAGGTAGATGTACTCCCCCTTAAATACATCAAAGCCAGAAGGACCGACTTGACGCCACTCGACGTATCCAAGTACATAACCGTTATCGTTCTTAATGTCAGTAATCAAAATAGTTTCTTAAAGTCCTTTGCTTCTTGCTCAGTGATTCCTAACTTCGCGAGGATAGAATCCTTCTTATCCTTAATCTCCTGCTTCTTACCCTCTTTCTGAGCTAATTTAGTCGAGTCCACTTTGACTTTTTTATTCTCAAGCACCCAGCAGTCTCTATTCGATCTATCAGCCGGAATGTCGGACTCCTCAACCCACTCGAAGCTCTTACCAGCGGGAACTGAACGGGCTATCTGTTCCTCAGGACTCAGTTTAGAGTTCGGGGCAAAAGTGACGATTGAAATACCACCTTCATCGTTCTGATAGATTAGCTTCATGCTTGATCTCCAAAGGCTATGACTGAGACGTACTGGACATCGATTCCGGTTCCAGCATCATCGTTACTGACTACTCGAACTGTGCCAACTGCCGGGTTAGATGAGACTCTTCTTAAACCGCAGAGTGGGACGTTGGAATTGGAATCTGCTGTATCAATCTTTCCGCACACAGAAACCGCATAATTGGCAGTAGAAAAGTCAGTGTCCCATGTCACAGTAGTATCACCAGTGCCATTGTCTGTAATAGAAGTGAGGTTATGGGACTCAAGGACTGCGATGGTTCCAGTGCCATTAAACGTCACCCAGCCTTTAGCGACGCCAGGGTGATATTTGGTACGACCCGGAGTTACTGTGACAGATGTACTAGAGGCAGATTCCATTTCAGCTTGAGTCGCCGCTGTGACAGATACGACTGCGGTACCATCAGCTTTTATGTAACTAATAACTCTCGCATTTGCTGTAGTCTCAGCCCGAACGATGGCCCTGTCCCCTGCGGCAGTAGTGATGTTTGCACCACCCGGTAGGATTAAGCTCGTCGAATTGTGAGTAAGAGTAAGAGCGCCGTCAAATACGATTGTGCGCTCAGCCCCAGCCTGTGCTGCTGTACCGAAGCTCGTAATAGTAGTAGTGCCTGTGATGTGGATGAAATTACCGTCAGTAACCCAGATCGTCGTCGTTGCTGCCGAGGCAACGTCCGCACCTTTTGCCTGGTCGAATGACTTTGAAGACATCGTGACTACACCTGAGTGAGTCATCGTTCCAGAGTGAGCTATGTTCTGACTGATGGAAGCAAGGTTAAGTTTCGAGTTCGCTATGGCAGCATCGGAGGCAATATTATCGTTATCAATCCCACCATTAAACTCTGTGGCTAAAGGATCAACCTTTCCATCAAGATTCGCGGCGTTAACCGTTGCCGGATCAGTTCCAAAACTGGGTAAAGTAACAATTCCCATTACATTCTCCCTTCATAAGGACGAGCATGAATCGTGTATTCTAAGAAAGTTGGACGAGCGTTGTAGGTAGTGTTAGTAACTTTGACTCTGACTGAGTTGCCCCTACCTGCGAACTTAGTACGAGTGTTAACTGGTTCAATCTCGGCCCCACCAGTAGTCGCTGGAGTCGTGAAAGGCGTCTGTAATGAGCCAGCTAGATCAGCCGTGTTGAACTGAGTGAATCCAGCGCGATCAACGTCAATGAGGTAAGAGTAAGTGGCGTCTGATCCTGTTAGAGCTACCATTTGAGTGGGATCAAATATCTTCTTAATGAACGGATCACCAAAGTTGTGCTCACGAGAGATGATAGTTTGATTAACAGTGGCTCCATTGTCGGTATTGCCGGACAGAACCTTGTAGCAAAGTGATAAGGCTCTGGCATCTCCACCAACAATGGTCTTAACGTTGTCCCCAAAACCAAATGAAGTTAAGCAAGCAAGGTTCCAAGTATCCTCAGGGATAGTAGTCCAAGCTGAGTTAGGATCACCATTACGCACAGCAGCGATTGAGTCCCATATCATCCAGCGATTAGGGATAGTGGATGTGCCTACTGGAACACCGAGGAGATAGAGACCGTTTTCGTAGTAGCCAACTGAATGCTGAATGGCATCCTGATTAATGTCATCCATAATGTCCTGAATAGGTTCAGAGATGACACCAACACGAAGCTTATCGAAAGTGGTGCGCGAAAGAAGCCTAACCCCGTCATTAGCGAGAAAGATGTGATCGTTGCCAATATCCTGAACAGTGCGGCCAGCCGGACAACCGATAGCGATTGATAGTGGTTTGATATCCCAATCTGTCAGTGGCGTGCTACCGTCCATGTTAAGAACATAAATATTGGTATCTTTGTAGATAATCAGCTCAAACTCTTTAAACATCTTGAGCCAGCTCACCTTGCCGCCGCGACCCTTCGCAACCTGAAACTTGTTCGTAGAGCGATTGAATGTCTGCGGCGCTAGAGAGTCTGAGAACCAGACATCATCACGTTCGGAGTCTGTTAGGGAGCCTGAGAGGAATAACCGGTTATTGGAAGCCCATTCCCCGAAAGTTGTTTTAGGAGGATCACTGTTGGTATTGCCCTCATCTGTTACTGAGAGTGCAGAATCAATTGAGAAAACATTATCAGTGCCATTAAGGACGAATAACTTATCATTCGCCTGAACAAAGTTGGTAGTGAGACCAGTGGTTAATGAAGTGAGGCCGGTTATGTTAGTCCATTCTTTAAAGTCTGAGGACAAACGTTGAATCTGAGTGTCTTTTGCGCGGATAATAGTGTCGAGGGTGCCGCCCACTGAGAAATGAGTAATGCCAAGAATCTTTTTAATCTCAACATCATCGGCGGTAAAGGAGCCGTCATATATACGGACATCATCAATCTCACCATTGAATGTCCTTGTGCCAGCG